TGATATCAAAATACAGAGACTCTACTGTAGGAATTCTAAGAGATGGAATTACTCTTGGAAGCACTAATCTTCCTCCGGGTGTAATTAGTTTAGGAAAGTTTGAGACAGGAACCACGGAAGATATAAGCAGAGAATATCCTGCTTGGAACGCATATTACGTAGAGGGATTGCTTACTAGCGTTGCAAAAGTCCTAGACACCGTGCCAGACACAGGCGCTGCTTTTCCATTTCTTTTTGATCCAACAAGGCCTATTGCAATAATACTGACAGAGCTTTCTGAAATATTTGCACCAATAAACTCAATTCTAAGCTCTCCAATAACAGATATTATAATCTCTCAAATTGACGTCTTTTTGTCAAAAGGGGAAGAGATTGCCTCGAAATTAAAAGAGATAGTTGATTCTCTTTCTGAAGGAATAGATGAAGCCCTGGCAAAAGCCGAAGAATTTTTTGAGATAATAAAGACTGCAATCGGAGAGGCACTAGACCGTGCCGGAGAGGCATTCGAAGAAGTAATTTCAAAAATAGAAGAAGCAAAAGACTCAATTACACAGAAAATTGTTGAAATTGCCGAAAATATAAAAAATTCTGCACTATCTTTAATTCCAGATTTTAGTCTGCCTGTTCTTGATATTTCTTTCCTGGATCCTTCACTGAGCATCGCGCCTCTTTTTGCAACTGTTGAAAGAGATGGACAAGATGGAATTGCTACAAAGTTCATAAAGCTTATGACGGCATTCCTAAAAATACCATCAGAAATTATCCAAACTGTAACTGGAGTAATAACTGGAGCAATAAGCGAAGCAACTGAATCTATTCTGCAGCTAGTTGATGCTATCAACAAAATTTTTACTGATATAGTTCAAGCAGTAAAAGACATGCTTCAAGCTCTCCTTGGCCTTGTCTGGGAGAGAATTAGTGCAACTATTGACATTAATCCAAACGCCATACTTGAGATTGCTTCAACAATTAGCGTTGTAATATTTTTTGTCAAAGCATTCATTGTTACTCTTGTTGGATTTGTATTAGGGTCTGGGCTTGTGGCTTTTGCTGTTGCAAAAGCTCTGAGCATAATTTGATTGTCTCATAGCACAATGCATACTTACGTTTTGTATAATTAGTAACATGGCAACATCGACAACAACTGTTTCTAAACCTGCTAGAACCTTTAAAGGAGGTTCATCTCCACTTACGCAACAAGTCAATGCACAACCTGTTAGGTCTCCTGCACCATTTTCTATCACTACACCGCTTAAATTTCCTTCAACGATTGGTGAGACATTTAAGACAACATCTGATATTGCCGATGGTATCATAGATGATTTTAAGAATATGCTTTTGACAAATTATGGAGAGCGACTCGCGAAGCCTGATTTTGGTGCTAATTTAAGCTCTCTATTAAGTGAGAGGCTGTCTTCTGACAATTGGAATACACGTGCGTCAAGCACGATAAGAAACACTACACAGAAGTACATGCCATACATTTCTATAAGTTCTGTCTCATCTATAGAATTACCTCCTAGAAATGATGGTTTTTCTCGAGTTCAAGTTACTATAATTTTTTCAATTGCAAAACTTGGAATTCAAGATAAAAGACTGGATCTAACACTTACCAATTTGAGTTAATCATGTCATCATTTAATATCAAAAAATCATTGACACAAAAACGTGATAGATCATATCTCAACAGAGATTTTGAGTCCTTTAAGGCGGAGTTGCTTCGATATTCTACTACTTACTATCCTGACAAGATCCAGGATTACACAGATGGATCGCTAGGCGGGATGTTCAATGATTTGGCATCATATGTCGGTGACGTTATGTCTTTTTATCTCGATCACCAGTTCAATGAGCTGAATCTTGAGACTGCAGTCGAACCTAACAACATAGAACGTCAAATACGTTTAGCAGGTGTAAAGATAACGGGCGCCGCGCCTGCACTTTGCGATGTAAGTTTCTACATAAAAGTAGAGTCAGAACTCAGCGATGGGACATACCGGCCGAAAATAGATTATTTGCCTATCATTAGGTCAAGAACAAAGTTACAAGCAAATAATGGGACTATTTTTGAACTTTTAGATGACTTAAATTTTGCTGAACTAGATGATTCTGGAAACTTGTTAGCGAGTACTCAGGTTTTTTCATCAGATTCATCAGGAAATCCTTTAACTTATGTTTTAACACGTACGGGTCTCTGCTCATCGGGCGAGACAATTGAAGAAACTTTTGCCATACCTGACACATTTGTTCCATTTAGAAATGTGACACTATCTAGAAGCAATGTCTCAGAAATACTCCGTGTTATTGACACCGATCTAAACGAATATTATGAAGTTTCATCGCTTAGCAACGATGTTGTGTTTAAAAGAACAATAAACGTAAATGCAGATTCTACAGAAGTCCCAGATAGCCTCTTGATCGTTCCGGCACCTTACAGGTTTGTTTCTAGGACATCGCTTAATACATCGCTAACAACTATGGTCTTTGGAACCGGTCGTGCAGACTCTCTAGATGACGATATCATTCCTGATCCGAGCGATATTGCACTTCCACTTTACGGAGATAGAAAAACTTTTTCAAGAGTTGCAATAGATCCAAACTCTTTACTTGAAACTTCAAGTCTCGGAATTTCTCCTGTTAACACTAATTTAACAGTAACATATAGAGCAGGTGGAGGCTTAAGTCATAATGTTGCAGCAAAGACAATAAGAACAATTTCTTCTTTGCTTACCAAGTTTAACCAAAATGTCCCGCAGACAAAAATAGCTCAAATAAGATCTTCTCTAGAAATCAATAATCTTGATGTTGCACAAGGCGGAGAAGATACACCTACACTTGATGAATTTAGATCAATTGCACTTAATTATAGAAACGCTCAATCAAGAATTGTAACTAGACAAGACTTGATTGCAAGAGTCTTCTCAATGCCGCCTAACTTTGGCAGAGTGTACAGAGTCAGTTCAAGGCCTAGTCCAACTAATAGCCTTGCAACACAGCTGTTCATAACAAGCAGAGATTCATCAGGTTATTTGACAATTTCGCCTGACTCATTAAAGAAAAACTTATCTAAGTACTTAAACCAATTTAGACTGACATCTGACGCAATAGATATACTAGACTCACAAATAGTTAACTATCAGCTTTATTACACGGTTGCTTTAGATGAAAGTGTTGATAAGACTACCACTTTGGCTGTTATCAATAAGAAGATATCTGACTATTTATCTATCAAAAATTTCCAAATAGACCAGCCGATTGTTATAAGTGATTTAGTCAATCTAATGCTTAATCAAGATGGTGTCATATCTCTTGAAAAGTATAGATTTGAAAATGTTATCAACACTGTTTCTGATCGCATATATTCAAGTGTTAGTTATAATTTGACCAGAAATACTTTCAGAGGAATCATAAATCCGCCGCCAGGCGGTATCTTTGAATTGAAATATCCTAACTTTGACATAATCGGCAGCGCAGTCTGAGGTATACATGTATAGAATTATTCAACCTGACAAAGACGCTTACATTACTAACAAAATTGTCGGACAGATTCGCGTTACTGATGCTAATGTTGGTCAGGCAGGAACAATTGATATATTCAAGTTATATGATGAGAATTCTATTACAGGTGAGACGTTTCCCATAGAACTTTCGAGAGGTTTAATCTATTTCGATTTAGCTCCCATTAGATCATTGACTCAAACAACACTTGATATCAATAATACATCATTTAAATGTGTTCTAAAACTTTCAGATGTTTATGCAGGTCAAACAGCTCCTTCTAACTTTACGCTGGTTGTTCACCCACTTTCAAAATCATTTGATGAAGGATTAGGTAGAGATGTTACAAGGTTTGAAGATCTTGACGTGTGTAATTTTATTACGTCATCTGTCATTACAACACCTGTTACTTGGAGCCTATCAGGAGCTAACAAGGAAGGATTTTTAGGTAGTAGTGATATAGACATAATCGGTTCAGGAAACTTGAATGATGGAAATGGCCAGGTTTTTCTTTACGTCACACAATCGTTCCCGCTCGGGTCAGAAGATCTAGAAGTTGATATAACAAAAATCATTTCAGGCACTATTGCAGGACTAATTCCTGATCATGGATTTAGAATTGCCTTCTCAGGATCACAAGAGACAGATTCTAAGACGCGATTCGTCAAGAGGTTCGCGTCAAGAAATACTACGAATACGGCTAAAAGACCCAAGCTTATTGTGACATACAATGATACGATACGAGATGATCATAACCTATTTTACTTTGATCTCACGGGTTCAATATTCCTCAACAATTATCATAGAGGCTACCCGTCTAACATCCTTTCAGGAGCTGCAGCCACCTCGATATCAGGCGATAATTGCTTAATTGTGACGCTAGTATCAGGTGTTTTCTCTCAGTCTTATTCTGGGTCGCAATTTAAAATAGGTGACAATTATCAAATAGGCGTCTATTCATCATCTTTCGCTTTGAGCCAGTTTAATCCTACAATCAAGAATTTATTGTCTAATTCTAGTTCTATAACTTTTGATGAAATATGGGGTTCTACAGATAGAACAGTAGGTTATTATACCGGATCGCTTGAAATCAAACGCGTTGAAAGGACGTCATTCTCTCAGACGCCTGAAAGATTTTTTGTTAATATCACAAATATGCGTGCATCTTACAAATCTAGCGAAGACTTTAGATTTAGAACGTTTATACAGGATTTTAACACAGACGTGAGATATTCTAAAGTACCTATTGAAAATACAGGCATAGTTGTAGACAAATGTTTCTATCGCGTTAGAGACTTTGAAAGTGAAGAAATAATCATTCCTTTTCACGACCCGGGGACGCAGACCTCAAACGATGCAACTTCACATTATTTTGATTTCTACATGTCTTCTCTTCCAAAAGGTAGAACCTACACTTTTGACTTCAAGATAATTAATAAAGGGCTTGAGATCATAATCAATGATGTCGCCGCAAAATTTAGAGTTGAGTAAGAGCAATTCATGAGATCACGCACTGGTATTAGACCAAGCTTTAAATCCTCAACGAGGCTATCTAATCGTGCTTATAGGACTATTTTTAAAGATGTGAAAAATGAAGATCTTAAAAGTAAGACTTCAATAACAGAAAATGATTTTTCACTTGATGCTGAGAGTGCTGGCTTAAAATCGACACAAGAGCTACCAATTGACTACTCTAGGTTTGAAAATCACACATTTTTTAACTCTGCCAGGGCAAAAGTTGACATATCTTTTGACAAGATTATAAATTATTTCCCTTTTGATAAGACACACGCAGAAATCCAGCGTTTTTTAAACCTACTGACAGGTTTTGAAAAATTTGTTTTTGACTCATTTCCTAAAAATACAGGTTATCTGAAATTTTCAGGGTCAGCAGGCAATGATGGATCTTACATTAAGGTATTTGACGCTAAATCATACAATTTTCCATCTTTAAATAAGGCGGATTATGGTGTCCAGGTTTTAGATCCACTGACATCTCCATTTGACATTGAGGTGTTTGTCAATATTCCTGAGCAGATAAATGACAATCAAGTCATAGCACAACGACTTTCATCAAATGGTGCAATGACTCTTGCACTTTCATCCTCGACAGACGCGAGCAAGTGTCATCTTGTCTTTCTCGTTTCGTCGGCATCAGATTCATATTTAGTTGCATCAGGCACAATGTCTAAAGGTGATTGGGTGCACATCGCAGCACAGGTTGAAGAAGAAAATGGAGCAAAGAAAACATCAATCTATCTCAACCAGACGCTTTTTTACACTTCATCAGATTCACAAGACTTCGGAAGTTTAACTTTCGCAGGACAGCCTCTTTACCTTGGTTCAGGATCGACTCACACAATTTTGGACTACACATTTGTTCCTAAAGAGACGCTCTCGGCTTCACTTGATGAGTTTAGATACTATAAATCATCAAGATCAATCGAAGAAATTGGTGAATACCTGCGACAAGAAGTTTATCCTGATGATTTCTTGACTCTTTATTTTAAGTTCAATGAACCAACAGGATCTTACACAGGTAATGAGTATGTCCTTGACAGCTCGGGTAACAAGCTTCACTCTAAAATTTTTAATTTTAATGTTGATTTAAGAAACACAGGATCATCACCGACGCCGCTATATTATGAGAATGTAAATTATTCACCTATACTTTTTGCAAATCATCCAGATGTCATTAGTTTAAATGATGATCTACTCGATGATGCATCATCTTTTGATGATGATAATCCTAATTTCATATTAAAATTAATTCCTAATCACTATTTCCAGTTGGGCGCACAATCAGAAGGTTTAACTTATTTTGATCAGAATTTAGGCGATAGATATGTGGCAACATCTATTCCTGGGACAGGAATCTTGCCAAAACCACAACTTATGGTCGTGTTTTTGCTAACATATGCTAAGTTCTATGATGAACTAAAGATGATGATTGATTACTTCTCACATGTTAATTACGTAGAGCTAGATGATCCAGAATCTGCCATAGATAAGTTCCTTCCTCTTGTTGCTCAATACTATGGTCTAAATTTACCTAACTTTTTTGGAAATTCAACACCTGACCAGTTCTTCTATGGAAAGACACTAGGTGACAATTATGGATATGGTAAAAAATCTCTTAAAGAAGTTAGATACCAGATTTGGAGAAGAATTCTTGGCAATATTACTGAATTAATTCAAGCAAAAGGAACCCGATCATCTATTAGGTCAGCAATTCTTTCAACAGGCATTATACCTGAAAATTTCTTTAACATACGAGAGTTTGGTGGCCCTGCGGTAGTAAATTTAAAAAATCTTAGACAGCAAACGCAGGAAAAATCAACGCTTCTAGACATGTCAGGAACCTTGGCCGCCGCAGGAATTTCACCTGATGCGCAGGGTATCTTTTCAAATATACCTACAATTATTTCACCTTTCCTTTCTGCGTCTAGGCCCGAACCTGGATCTCCTAGTATTGCGGGATCTATTGTCAATGGTGCCTCTAACAATCCAAATGACGGCCTTATGACATCTGGGTCATTCTCTATTGAGACTATCGTAAAATTTAAAACAACGTCTGCGCACCAGGTAGATCAAAGTTTAATACGATTGCAGGCTACTGGCTCAACTTCATTGACTTTAGCATCACAACCTTGCTTCCTCAATGTTGTCTACAATTACGTAACGACATCTGGATCTGGAGATTTACACTTGCTTGTGAGATCAAGCGATGAGTCAACAGCACCTAAACTTGATCTTGTCATACCTGATATTAATATGTTCAATGGAGAAAAGTGGTATGTAACAACAGGTCGAACTAGAGGTGACTTAACAAGTAGTCTATCTTCATCGTACTTTCTGAGGTGTGGGTTTGTTGAAGATCAAACGACATATACATACTTCACTACGTCGTCATACTTCTCTGAGACACTTACAGGTGATTCTTCACATGACATGTTTCAAACCATTTCTTCTAATTTCAACACCTCAGGTACATTTTTAATAGTAGGCTCACAAAGTTTAGATACGGCGTCTTCTAGATTTTTGAATAATAACATTGTGACCCATTTTGATGGTCTCACGGGACAAATCAGGTTTTGGTCAAAGGCATTGTCAGAGACAGAGACGCTGGAACATCTTAGAAATTATTCATCTCGCGGTGTTGAAGATCCGCGTTTCAATTTTAGTTTTGATACCGAATCATCGGGAACATTTGAGCGTTTGAGATTAGACGCTTCCACAGACCAGGCAACAACAGGATCGAATTCTTTAGGAAGATTTACCGTATTTGATTTTAGCCAAAACAACTTACACATGCAAGGGCAAGGGTTTGAATCGAACAAAGCCTTGCTCAAGAATGAACTATTTCAAATAAATAGAATCTCACCTAATATAGATCTCCTACAGACAGATGAGAAAGTTCGCGTGAGAAGCCTGTTCAACATCGCAGAGACAGATGATATTTCTTACCCAGCACCCTTATATCAGCTAGGACCCGAATCGGCTATAAACGATGATAACAGGTTTTCTGTTGAATTTTCTGCCTATAAGGCGCTCAATGAAGATATGATTGGAATTATTGGTGATACACAGTTTCTAGACGATGCTTTAGGACAAACTTCTTCAATCTTTGACGAGATATACCCAGATCTTGAAAAAGTTTCCAAAGTATATTTTGAACGCCTCACAGACCCGCTTGACGCTCGAAGGTATTTAGAGTTATTCAAGTGGTTTGATGCATCGCTTACGGACCTAATTGAGCAATTACTTCCTAGAAAAACCAAATTCTTAGGCGTTAACTTTGTGATAGAATCACACTTACTAGAAAGAAACAGGTACAGATATCCTATTGATAGGATGTATTTGCTTGATGAACGCCCGCAGAGGTCAACAGATTTATTCCTCACAGCGTTGACAGCAACACTTAGGAGAATGTAATTGAAACCATTTGTTGACAAAGCTATTGCTAAAATAGAGCGATCACAAGCAATTATTATTGGTGCACCATCTAGTGATACAATTGCGTTTGACCCATACAGGCAAGGCGTAGAAGTTTTAAGAGTAAACTATTTTCTTAGATCAAACTTACCGTTTGTGAGTAGCAAAGGTATTAATCAGAGATCACCTAATGAACTTATTAGTCATGAACTTGATTACAATAATCTAGGCCAAGGTTTAAATCTTGTTGGATTTAAACCTTTTCAAGACCAATATGAGATCAAGGACGCCACTGTAATTCTAAAAAATAACATCATTCAATCAGATGAGGACCCGTTTTTTGGAAAATCTGCGCAGGATGGTGAGATTGACGTATTTAGTGACACTGGGAAAAGGAGCCTTTTACCAAACACAAAATACATTAAAAGCAAGGGTGCAAACGCCTCATTGATGACTTTTGGTGGGTCTTACTTATTCAATAAGGCTACTAACGATTGGTTTCTTGACGCCGCTGATTCTTCATTAGGTATACTTGTTCCAGGATACGCCGGTAATGATGTATCATTTTCGCCTTTTAGTGATACAATAAATATGAATGCTTTCGGAACACAGCTGGAATACACATACATCGGTCCCAATGAAAAGAGCCCAACAACAGGCCAAGATTATTATGGGTCAAGTGCCGGAACCGATTCAATTGCATATGGTGGTTTTCTAAGATGAGCAAAAGTACAAGAGTTTTAAACATATCACCAAAGGCGCAGCTAGCTATCACTGATAATATTGGCAGTGTTTATCCGTCTATATTGAGAACGGGAGATGAACGAACGCTAGGAAATTACAAATCTATTTATGACGACTCCGGAGTCCAGGTTTTCTCAAAACAAAATGTTTTAATGCCTTACAATGCTGAGAAGAAGTTTATTGATAATCTAGGATTTCTTACAGGTTCAATCTATCTTGAAAAAGCGCCAACGCCCGCATCACAGTTTTTGACTCCGTATAAGGATGAAAAATATAAACCGTATGACGAGGCCAGAAATCAATCATCGTTTTTCGAATCAGTTTCTGTCAGAAATGAAGGTTTTGACGAGAATCTTTACCAGGGATTTACGTCTCCCATATCGTCAAAAATTGCCATACCAATAGACATAAGCATAAAGCAGAATGTTAATGTTAAAATTGTAGGTGATGCTAAAGACGGCGTTACCTCTTCTCCTTTTGTTTATTATAACTTTGACAATCAGACGTGGGATGAGATAGGGCCTACAGACCCTGCAACAGGAAAGTTGACTGGGTATGTTCATTTAATAGACGGTTTCTTGTACACAGAAGGAGCTAGCACATGGATTTCTGCAAGTAATTCAACTAACAACGGGGTCAGGAGGATTGTTAAACAATTTACATCGTCACCTGGCATAGGAACAGAGATAACATCGTTTATTGGACTTGTCAATCAAGGCTATTCAAAAATAGGTTATCCTACATCATTTTTTGAGGCTCCTACGGCCAAAAAATACCATGCAAAGAAAACTCAAAGTTTAAAATTATCAAATTTTATAACAAGCCCATTTGTCTTGGAAAAAATACAAGTAAAACTTCCTGTCAAAAGTGAAAGATATCAGAATCCTACCTTCGCTGGGACCGATCCAAAAGGTGCCGGCCGCGATATTGATAATTGTGTGTTTTTTCTTTATAGACAGAATAGGCAGAGTTCATTTACAGACGCTGCGTTAGATGTGTCTTCAAGTGTAAGATCTTTGATTGGAAATGAATCATTTTGCTTTTATAATGAATTTTCTATGCCTGCTGGTTTAGGGCCAGGCACGCACCTGTCGCCAATACACGAAAATCAATTAGAAATTAGTTATGATGCTCCGATTACAGGACCTGGAAGCACAGGAACATATGTTGCAGGTCCTGTCATTCTTGATATGGTTTTTACGCCTAAGACTTATGAGCAGCAATTTACTGCAGCATCTGCGATAGGTGTAAGAGTCGGCCTTGGAAACACATTTACGACTGGATACGTGCAAAACTACTGGGATGGTGGCCAGAAAAATGTCAAAAATTATACGACAGATTTAAGATCATTCCCAAAGATTCCTCAAGCAATAAGGACGTTTCACGCAAGAGGCAATAATCAGTTTTTGTACACGACAAGCTCCGGGCTAAACACGCCTGACTGCACATACCAATTTGACTCTAGAGTTTTAAGATCTTCAACTGCATTCACTTCGGTTAGAGAAATAAAATTTCCGTTTTCATATTTTGGTAGCGCAACAACTTCTCCTAACATTGAGTACAGAAAAAATCTTTATGTTCTAATGCCTGAAGATGAATTAATCTTTGGAATTGATGCCGGTCATTTCCCAACATATCGACAAGATCCCAGCGTAACAAATTCAGGTGCACCAAGTGATCTACCTGTCGGTTATCAAGATTTAATTTCAGCTATTGGTGACATAGGAAAGTCAGGGACAGATACGATTAGTCAACTTACAATCCTCGCGGGCGAAGCCAAAGTAATATTGTATGGATCATTAATAAAAGAAAATTCTGAACTCTTGGGTTCATTAAATCAGAGGATGACGTCACCTGCAATCCACGAAGATATACATCAGGTTATTACAGATAATTTTCAAATTAATGAGACAAGCCTCTATGCAGGGTCATACATTTCTTATTCTGTAACAGGATCAATTGGTTCGATGTCTAATCCAAGAGGAAGATCATTTATACTTGACGGTACACTGTCAAGATTGGTAACACTTAGCAACTACGTTAACAATACTAATAATAGTGAGCTAGATCCTGCTGCATTAAATTTTGACGGATTAAGTTTTGCTATTAACAAGACAACAGCAAAACATCCTGTCTCAAAATTTAGATATGATAAATTTGGTCAATTTAGAGACATGTTAGAGCAGCGCAGAGATACTAAGAGCACAGAAGAAATTTTAGTTTCAAAGAATTTTTCCATTCCAAATTTTGTCAAAACATTTGGCAGCGCGCCTTTTAATAGTCCGGTCATGGTTTCATTCGTTTCACAATCATCAACTACGCCTGCACTTCCAATTGAAACAAGGTCTGGAAATTTAAGCTTCGAGTGCACGTCATCCATTCCTTATGTAGATGATGGGATTCCAAGAAATAGACCAGACATCATCTTCGGTAAAAATCCTCCGTTCAGTGTGAAAACAATTATACTTGGAAAAGGATCGTCGCTCTTGTCTACGACGTGATAAAAAGAGGAATAAATATAGAATATGGCAGGAATACTTGACAGCAAGGCGAGAGTCATGGACGTCGTCGTCACAAATGAGGGGAAGCGCCAGATAGGATCAGGCGACTTTAAAATCGCTTATGCGACATTTACCGATAGAAGTACGTTTTACGATAAGTCATCAATTACAGGATCCTTTGATTCAGCCTCACAGCGCCCGTTTATAGAGGCTGTCTCGTACGCCTTTGACAATATTACGATCGAGAAAGACGATAACGGGGCAGTAATACCATTTGCAACAACTTACGATGCCGATGGGAAAAGAGTCAATCTAAAGGCAGGAACAATTGTTGCAAATGGAAAAATTTCTAATAAGTTAAATTCTAAGACTAATTTCCCTGCAATAAATCAGATTCTTTCAGCGCCTATAGACAATTTTAAGAAGCAGATGATTATTGCGTCAAGAGACCCTTTAGATGATTCTGAGAAATTTGAATTATCAAAGAATACGATAACTTTCAATTACGGTAATCGAGGCCCAATCGTTGGAAGCGATCTGATCTCTACAGTTGATCAAGCGGCGTCTGTTTTTACTGATAAAAGATTTTCAAATGCTGTAAACTTTATGTTTATGCCACCAGTTGCCAAGACGCAGCAAGGAGATGTGTCATTGGGGCAATACACAGACGTAAGAGAAGTTGAAGAATACACATTTGACAATGTAATTCAGGATGTCGTGGGAAGTGTTCCTGATCAACCTGTATGTCCTTATGCTGAGGTGTTCTTTACGCAAACGTCGGCAACAAATGATATTTGCATACAAGCATTTGAAATAGGACCGTATCTAAGGAAACTTGACATGGTTGATTTTGGTGATTATTATGTAGCAAACGATGAAAATCCAAATAAGCATGTCGTCTTTTTAGGAAAGACTTTTGTTGATAGCTATGGCGCTACAAATTTTGCAAACATTTTTACCATAATACTTGAGTGACATATGCCAAAAGTTGTTGTTCAGAAAAATAGTCCAATAACATTTGCAACCGACCCTTTTGTTGTCTTTGATCATGACGTCATTGAAGGTGTGTATTATTACAAATACAGAGTCAACCTAATAATCACAGATGCACAAACAGCGCTTAGCAACACATACGAGATGAGAATCACACGAGAGCCTCCGTACACAAATCGCCCAAACATGTTCAAGAATGTACCTGTTCGTAGTAGTCAAGAGTTTACGAATACGATAAGCGGATATGACAGTAAAAGAGCAAACACCTTTAAGCGAAAGACCCAGGTTATTAAGTCAATTCCAATACTTTACAGAGATATGCTTAGAGGCTTTATCGAGTTTACTATGAAAGGCACAGGTAGCCAAGAACTATTTGCAACTCTCACACAGATAAATCAGAATGTACCACTTTCAGGACAAGTTATAAGTTTCAACAGCGACCCGCTTGTTCGTCTTTATGCACTTCCTCGAGCAGATTTCGTTATTGGTGAAGGGCCTGTTTTTAGGAATAAGACAAGATTAGCAATTACGCCTAAAGATAAGAGAATATCAAAATTTGAAGTTAGAATTTCTAATGTTGTTGACAATAAAGCAATACCTGATTCTAATTCTAAAACAGTCATAGCTTTGGTATCAAATGACGGTGTTGCAAGATTGGACATTAGTGACACAGGAGATTTCAAGAAATCGGTAAAAATTACTCCTGTGTCATTTTATAAGAATATAAGCAGTGCTGAATACAAAGATGTCACCCTAAACGCTAATTTGGTCTACAATAATCAAATTATACTTTACCCTATTGAAAACTTCGGTTCAGCCGCGTCTTTTAAAGTTTTATCAATACCTTCGGGTGTCATATATGTAAGGTTGCTTCGTAAGAATCTCACTAAATTAGATAGAAAATACACGGTTGTGAGCGAAAAGAGCGTAAATAACGATAATCTCACAATGTCTGATGAGTCAAAGCAAACATATGACACTTATCAATATAAAGTAGAACTTGAATTTAAGGATGGAACCAGAACACAGTCTGCTGCGTCATATACGCTCCAGCCTAAGCTTCTCGAATCTTCTCTCACATTTGATGTTTTTGAAATTGAAAGAAGCGCTAGCGACTCTGATATATCAAAGAGATATACTGCTAATGTCAAATATAACAATACATCTACAACACAAAACCTTTTAAATGATTTAAAGACGCTTGGCATAGACAACATTTTTCCTAATGAGATAAAAAATCTATCTACACAATTAGACCCAATAACAGCCGTGGCTGTGTCCAAGATTAGTTTAGTATCATGTGTAGAGGAGTTTATTGGCATCTTTAAACCAGGCGACATCGTTTTAGATATCACCGAAAATTCGCCATACGTTCTGATCTTTGAAGCGGTCATTAAAACTGCCGTTGAAATGATTGAGGATATTGCATCATCTAGAGATTTTTATGAGGCAGGAAATTCAATATCGATTGGCGATCCTATGATCGCATCTAGGGCATTAGGTTTAACAACTTTTTCTAATAGTGAGAATTTCACACAAAAATTTTTTAATAAATCAGCACTTTACTATGGCACTCTTCGCTATGGCAAGTCGTTAGGAAGTAATCAGGCAGGAATTGAGAGTGGGAAAACAGGAAATTTTAAAACATTGATTGTTTATCCTAGCCTTGCCTCACCTCAACTAGGCTTTGTGAATGTCAAATTAAGACCTACTGATAAGATCATAACGTGGAATGCAACAAATCTTTCTAATGTTAAAGATTTTTTAATATATGACAGCAGTGATTCAAGTAACGTCAAGTTAATAGCAAAATCAGTTGCAGACAATAATCGACTTGATTTTTCTTTGCCTATTTCTAAAAACGTGTCTAAGGTTTTAATTGTTGCCAATATAATAGGAGAGAGCAAGATATCCATCGAGGCAAACGTATGATAGGAAAACCATTTGTCAATACGATTACAGAGTCAGGACGGCTTTCACAGATAGTCCGTGAAATTGCATCAGATAGAAACATCTTGCCAAACGCACAAGATGTTGTTACTGCAGATGACTTTTATACTGTCGTACAAACGTCATATGACACTAATCTAATTGATAAAGGCATGTGTTCATCAACGCCTATAACAATTGCTGTTATTCCTTTTACCAAGCTGACACAGGATAATAATGCTGAAGCTGACATATTGAATATTCAGAGAAATCTAGACACAGTTTCAATAAGCAATGTAAATGATGTTATAAATTCTTTGACTGGAACGCTTTCTTCTGACGTAAACACATCGCTAGACGATAGAAGCCAAATTGACTCACTAAGGTCAGCAACATCAAAAATAACTTCTGCATACAACGCTAAAGCGTCTTATATGACTCATCTTGCAGGACCCTACGAGATTGAGACAAACTCTGATTTTGATAATTCTTATGGTGAAGGCAGTCTACCTGCGTCAATTCCTATTACTAAAATCACCTCTTTTGAGAAGAAAGTTGACTGGATTGAATCTTATCTTAATGTAGACAGTTCAACATTGAATTCTGGTTATAACATCAAGAATTTATTGCAAATATTGAGAAACTCATTTGCAAGAAAAATTTATGGACCCAACTTTTATACTTCAGGCCAGACGTCATCTCTATATGTAAGACCTCTGAATATTGATGCATATAACACGGCCGCCACTTATTATTTTGGAGATTTGACAAACGTAAGTGATGCAAGCACTTTAAATTTGAGCGATGAGAACACAGATATTTTAATTATAGCTGATTCTAAATCAATTTCTTACACACGTGCTGGTACAAATTTTGAGAGTGAGGCATCGACGCTTATAGGGGATCTTACTGCATATACAAGCGGTTTAAGCTTATCCAAATCAACAAACGCAGGTTCTTTTTCCAGCCTCTTGCAGTATGAAGACGAAGGCAAATCTGTTCTACCGTTAGACGTCAATATTGCAGATCAAGCAACATTAAGCTCATATGAATCAGCTGATGAATTTTTTCTTGGAGTGCCGTTAGCGAACGATAGGACTCAATTGACTTCTAGGGCAAGTAGATTTTCAACTGATACAACATCAATTGAATCATCAATTTTGGCAAACATTGAGTCCTTAATAGCACCTGCCGAATCTGATCTTTTCACATTAAATGTTTTTCTCGCACAAATGCGATCCATGTTGGAAGACTCTTTCTACACAACGAATAATACAACAAGCATCATGCGTTTCGCACTTTTGATGGCGGCACTTAACGATACCGAAACAAGAAAGCGCATTTTTAAAGTCATGATGCTCCGTGATAGACTGATAAATGCATCAGACTATGTTGATTCAAATGAAAAGTCAGCATTCGAATCGTCTGCAAGAATTGCGCTTGATACTGAGGTTTTTAATCTCATCAAGCATGTTGTTCCCGAATATGCAACACGAAATACGACGTCGTCTGATGATGACATCATAAATACGATGAATCTTTCGTTAGGTAGGTCGTTAAAGGCAGAAACTTATAATAGTGATGATGTACCTGTAGAATTTGATGTTCGTTCAGATTCTGCAGGAGAAGAATTACTTGATGAATTGATTACTGGGCTTAATGACCCGTCTTCACACCAGTGGGACAACTTTTTTAAGGCTGCAAGAAATGTTGAATCAGTTTCTAATAAATTTTTAAAGATGTCTCCAGCGTCTACCGGATCGAGATCAGGTGCTAGCGTCTTAAATTATAAAGTTGGTATAGCGACAACTTTAACTAAGCTTACGAGAGATGAAAGAGCCTTTCTTTTTTTTAACAAGTGGATTTCAATAATAGATGATTTTCCATTCAAAATTGAATTCATTGAGGGAGAGTATCCAAGAAGCGATTCTAGCGGAGACACTTATTATAAAAGAAAGATAGACATTAAAGCATATTACTCTAATTCTGACTATGCAGATCTTAAGAATTCCTTAACGCTTACTCTTTCAGAATACACGCCTGCACAATTCACGTACTACATTGAGTACGTACAGCCAATTGCAAGAAATATCTTGCAGGACACACAAGTCTTTTATGACGGCATAGACTACGTATACAGGTTTATTATGCAAGCGTCTTCGTTGCTAAGCGACGCATCAAATCTTGCGTTTGCGTATGAACCTATTTTTGGTGAGAGTTTATCTAATCACTACACATCAAATGCCGTCCTCAACTTAAATCGTCAGTCAAAGCTTGCATTTTCCAGAGATTCTACGTATCAAAATTTCTCCAAAGATCAATACAAAAATTCAAATGTTCTAAATGGGTTTTTAAGATACATCCAAGAAGATGATGAAATTTCTACAAATGAGGACAGCATAATAGTTGTATGTGGAATACCATATGGAATGCTCGATCGTCTTGGTGCATTTAATCAAAAGAATCTAGGATATGTTGATGTCACAGTGACGCTTAAACCTATTGGCGGCAGCTCGATAGGAGATGTCATTGTCACAAAGTCTTATCCTATAAGTGGCTACATTGAACATCAATATTTGAGTTATGATTCAACATCTAATGCATCATACCAGCAAGTACTTGATGCTACGTCGTTGTACGAATTAAATTCTAATAGAACACTCACGGTTAATAAACAATTTGATGAGACATCCAAGAAGAACGAGTTGCAATCGACTGCATTATTAAATTATCTACAGCTTTTTTATGGTCTAACATTTGATTATGCTATCACCAGTCAGGTTATTCTCAGTGATATAACAGATGCAAACACACAATCAGCAATTGAAGTATTTAAGAATGCAATTTACGATTATAGATTTGATGAGCTTGTAGAGACAAGGTACGTATCGACAGGAGTGAATAGCCTTCGTTTTTCTCGAAGCAACATAATCACAAAAGCGCTTGGCGGAAGTGTGTTTGATAAAGTTGTTGCAATACCAATAGATAGTGCTACTATAAAAGGTATGAGTGACGGATATCTGGTAGATATTTTACTAGGTGTGTCTACAAGATTTGTTGAAAGAACTGAACCTGTTATAACTAGAACGGCTACAAAGGTAGGCTCTAATCTTGTATCAAATTTACAGAGTACTATTAGCCAGAGTGTAACATCGACTGTAACAACATTGGCGAACCTTAACGTCAGAGGATCATCATAGTGTCAAGTAATTTTACATTTGCTTCACTTCCTGCTATCGCTGCAGGACTTAGCAACGCCGAGGTCATAGACGCGAAGTTTGTATACAATTTTTTCACTCCTGATGAGCGCATCAATGAGGAGTATTCTACATTTCCTGTTGATGGAGTCACGGACCAGGCATACTATGCATCAAGAATAGGGCAGGCACCTAGACATGTCAGGATAAACTTTAATGCGCCTAGTGTCTCAAGGACAATAACGGGATTACCTAAACTGCAACAGCGCATTGACGCCGGAGAGCAGATTATCTTTGAAAATGCACCCTTCAATTGCAATTTCTCGGCAATTGAAGTCGCAGACACGCTGGTTGACAGCAGATGTTATGAGATAACCTCAGCATCATTGAATTTTAGTACTGTACCTGAAGATACGGGTGTCACGCTCGCGATTCCACAAATTTCTACAGAAGCTGTGATCAATTCAAAGTCACTTATCTTCAATTCTTTAGGTAACATCCAGTCAGCAGGCCTCAGATATGCGAGAACAGACGTTAGAGAAGAAGTCAAATCACAATACCTGAGAGATGTCAGAGCTTTCTGGACAGGTGTCACGATTAATAACCTTCTAATTGCTGACGTGTCGAACCAGATAATCAAAGATCAAAAATCAATATTCGCAGATGAATTTGCTGCAATACTTGATAGTGCAAATAGCATCCAGGATATTTCTAGGCAAAATTCAACTCCACTCAAGATAATGGCAGATGCATATGACTATACCATTCCAACGAATAATGTAGTCATTCTTGACGCAGATTTATATGATACTCTCCCGCCACCACAGTACCAGCTTGTCGGTTATGTTGCTCAAAAGTTCTCACAACAAGCAGATGGTTCTGTAAAGATATATGACGATCTTATCTTTGATACAACACAGACATATCTCGTAGATGAAGGTGTAAGATACGGTGGAATATACTCATATCAAATTCGTGCAGTCTACAACGTCAGATTGTATGTTTCTGCACAAGATGTCAAAGGAAGAGGAACAGGCGTCGCACAGGTAGATATGCTATTTGCAACGGCAGGATCTAATATTGACGTTGATTGCATAGAGACAGTCCCACCACAGCCTCCTGAGGATTTATATTTTAAGCTTGAAAATGACGCAAGTTTATTTATAGGTTGGCGTTTTCCGCTAAACAAACAGCGAGATATTAAAAAATTCCAGATATTTAGGAGACCAGCACTTGATGAGCCATTTGAAATTTTAGCAGAATTAGACTTTGATGATTCGTTTGAGCCTTTTGTGTCTACTGAAGGAATACCTTCAAAGTACATTCATAAAAAGCGTTACCCCGCGACCTACTTTGTTGATAAAGATTACAACGTTAATTCAAAATTCATATATTCTATCGTGTCAATTGACGCTCACGGTTTGAGCTCTAATTACTCATCACAATTTGAAGTTTCTGTTAATCAATTTACAGAAAGTTTAAATGTTAAGCCTGTGTCAAGATCAGGAGCGCCTAAACCTTATCCTAATTTGATGTTACTTTCTGATTTTTTTCCTGATTTGATCAAAGATTCAAATCACTCAAAAATGACGATATATTTTAATCCAAGCTATACAGACCTGACTGACAACAATAATAATAGCTTGAAACTAATAACTTACAACACGAATGTACCATCATATAAAATTCAAATTCTTGAAACTAATCTCGCACAAGGCCAAGTGATAGATATAAACATGACGAACGACAAGATCGTAAGAGAAATACCTGCCTCAGAAGGTAAAATTTATACTCAAGTGATCTAGTTTAAAGTGACAATTTTTTGTAAATAATTACAAGATAGGATGTAAAAATGGGACTTCTTAGACAGGATACTACGAACATTGAGGTCGATGCAGTCATAACAACGGTCGGGTCACAATATCTGGCTAGGGGAGACTTCTCAATTTATAGCTTTTCGCTAGGTGATGATGAGATCAACTATGGCCTGATAGAACAATATGGTCAAACAGTCGGTCGTGAGAAAATTGAGAAAAATACACCTGTTTTCGAAGCACTTAGGAACCCGGCGCTTTCTCTTAGAAGTAATCTCGTTTCTCTATCAAATCCTAACCAACTATATTTGCCTGTATTGTCTGTCAATGCAGGAAATCTCGTATCTACAAACTACATCGAGGTTTCTAGGCAATCAAGCATTAACGTCAATCTTTCACAGGCAATCCAGCAGGGCGCAGCTCAAATTCCTAGCGAGATTGTTGACAATCTTTATATTGTATTTGTAAATAGACTCTTCTTGTCGATTTCAAATCAGACACCTGTTAATAGCGATTCACTCGCATCTAATCCTGCGTTAAATACAGCGAGGTACGAAATTACATCCGGAGGCCCGACGGCAAACTTTACACTTGTCGCTAGGTCTATTCCTACAGCAACATTTGATACATACTCAGCCTTTTCTAGCGGTGTATACATCAAGACGTTTATGAGAATTATAGGTAGGAATTCAGGCATAACAAAAGACATAGAAGTAAGAATAACATCTTGATAAAAAGGCAGGAACCTTAAATGGCATTCTTCAAGACTTTAGACCCCTCCGACATAAAGACGTCAACATCATATCTCAATCAGCTGATTGACGTCCTCCAGGAGAGTATAAGCGGCTCAAACACTCGAAGAAACTATCAGGTCTTCGTTACTTCAAGCCAGAACGCACCCGCATCTATCACATATGCTGTTACAGGCGGTCTGTTTCAGACTGTCTATGATCAAGATTATACATTGGCGACAGCAAATCCTGTGTTTGATATGACAATTGGGCTTTATGCAAGCTCATCAACAACTACCGGATCAACAGGGTATTCTGTAGATTCATCAGGCAAGCTGTTATTCAGTACAAACACGATGATGATGAGAGAGAAAGTATCCATCTACAAAGAGTTTGCACAGATGCTGTTAGGAGATGCAGAATCTCAATTTAGCTCACCTTTTACAGGTGGCTCTTCAACAGACCTAATTGATGAAGCTATATTTTTGGCATTTAAGCGACTTTTTGCAAGAGACAAGATTAAACCTGAAACTTTTGCAATGAAATTTTTCACATCAGGTGTCGTAGATGATACGACACCGGGCGGTGCAGATCTTGCAAACCTAAATACAACATCAACGTCAGGGTCAACAATCTTCTCAGACGTTGGTGCTGCATCCGAGATCGAGATATCGTATGGGGGTCAAGTAGGAGGCATAGTAGACACATCTTTGACAAGTCAGAATGTGGGCCTAGTCTTTTACGATGCCGGCATCGTTGTGCTCGATGCTAAGAAAATAATTTCTGGCTCACAACACGTGTCTGGCGTAATTGCAGCAGTCACAGGATCGGACGCGTCCGCTACCCCACCAAATTTATCAAATCAAACTGTAATAGGCAGAAGTTCAATTGCTCTCGAAGGCTCTAATAGGCAGGCTAAATTCATACCTGATCTCTTTGTTTCAGCATCAATTGATGATATTGTCAATCACTTTGCTACTTGTAGGTTTAGTTCGGGCTCAGACACGGCAGTAACCTTTCAAAACATCACCAATATTAACTCAACACTAGCATTCTGTCGTGCGACTGCAGATGAATTTAATTTCTCTACCAACACAACTTTTACTGATAATGAAGGGAGAATACGTGTTATTGATATTGGTGAAGAGACAACACAGAGATCGTTTGCTTTCGTGACTTCTATTGGCCTCTACAACGCAGCAGGCGACCTCCTGGCTGTTGCGAAACTTTCACGTCCTGTTGAAAAGAACGACGAGAGAGACCTAACATTCCGCGTAAGACTCGATTTCTAAGATTTAGATGAATGTCATTTATATCAATAACACCAGACCTGATTGAGAATGTAACTCTTGCTTTGCATCCTAAGAGAACGTTTGTCTCATCTTCGTCTGGTGTATCTGGTTCTATAAGATTAATCAATAGGCCTAGTGCCTTTATCAAAAAATTAAATCCGACCTCTTCTGTTTTCGCTGAAGGGACTTTGGACTCAATTAATAATTACCTATTGGCTGCATCACAAAAAATCAACAGGGGTTCAACAGATGTATCTGGCGATCTTGAAGCTTATTTAAGTTTTGTCAACAGCCAGGCACAAACAGGCCTTAATAACATCCAATTTTCACCAATTAGGTATGAACAACCTGTCAATTTCACAGATGACAATGGTAGCCCATTTCTCTTAAAGACGGCAATTAAAGACGTCATGATGCCTTATTACAGGCATGCATATTCAATTTGTGATTTCTCATGTGGAAATTACCATTCTCTAAACTTTTTCTCATCTAGTATGGGTAGCAATGATACTACTCTGATATACGCAAATGTTAGTAGTTCGTATGGGAAACAATACACCCCTACGGGCCCTTTTAGCATTGACTTTTTCATTAATCCAAGACGACTTGCAAAGTCTGGGTCTGATTATTCTCCTGGTACTATTCTCCACCTTAGCTCAACGTTTGCGGTTTCTCTCATCACCGGATCTAGCAAGGATAGTAATCAAAATACTGATAAGTTTAGAATACTTTTGCAACTTAGCCAAAGTGCCGATGTAAGTCCTGATACACTTTCAATACCTAGTGTTGAAACAGGTCTTACATTTCCTAAAAATCTGATTTTTGTATCTGATGATAATACGCTAAGCTATAACACGTGGCACCATGTAACAATTAGATGGGGCGGATCATCTAGGAGCGATGGTGAAGGCAGCATCGTCATAGATGATGTTCAAAAAAGCTTTAATATTCCATCAAGTTCAATCTCGACTCTGTTAAATTCAGACGCACTATTTGTAGGAAACTTTTATCAAGGTAGTGACTTAGTAACGAAGTTTTTCAACAGTACTATAGCCACGTCTGAAGGTGTTCCAGAATTTTCTGGTTATACAGCTGACCCGACAGGGTACACACTTGACAATCAGCTACAAGCTGAGGTTCATGATTTGAAAATTTACAGTCGTTATCTGAGCGACAATGATATCAAACTTAATACCACACGCTCAAACTATAACGATGAGGATTTGTTATTTTACGTACCTCCAATGTTTAGCACAATTACACCTTCTAGAGGCGTTCTCGTAACACCCTTCCAGACTAAAAGTAAGACAACTTATAGCCCTTACAATGTCGATATGTCATTTGGAGTCAATGGATTCTACATGAATTTAGAAAACTTTGTCAAGGAGTATGTAACAGGAAATATACCACGCCTGCTTAACCTAACAGCGTCAGTTAATACAGGCACAGTCATAAATCAGACTGCTGATGATCTCCTATATGCGAACACACAAGTTGCAAAAAGAAATCTATTAATTTTACCTAACGATAATGGAATCTTAAAGCAAGATTTTTCAATAATTTCTGAAGAATCATCAGACTTTTTTACTGATGATCTGGATTGCACTGATCATTCTATTATATCAATGAGTAGAATGTTGACAGGATCATTTTTTCCAGGCCTCTCGGGAGATTTTGATGCTATCGGAGGTGCGACTCCAGAAAGACCAGATACTGAGTTAGCATCTGGTCTTACACTTGCTCAAAGATTCAAGGATACAAGCTCAAACCGTGTTGTCCTCTTTGACATTTCTAATCTAGGTTATGGAAAAAACATACAGCCAGGAACGTTTAGGATAATTGATAACGACATGAGTGGATCTGCCGGAGCAGTGAAGATCACTTTGCAAGATGATGGTCATGGTTCAATTTACCGTTCAGATTCTTTAACACGTCATAGCAAATGGTCGTCTGTCGGTAACATATTTTACAACGAAGGTGTCGTAATTCTTACATCGCCTGCACTTTCACTTTTTGCCAAAGACCAAATGACATTATCATTCAAGGGTGAGCAAAGAACTCCTGTAATGGTCTTGAATATACCCTGTCCTGCTGGCCTCATTAATTCGTCTTCTAATCCGACATATGAGCCTTTCCCAGTGACGCAATTTGTCAATGAAAGAGAAGATAGGTTTGTCTATATCACAGGCATAAATTTACATGATGAGAATCTCAACGTTATAATGCGAGCAAACCTTGCGCAACCAATCGCAAAGAGAGACTCTGATGAGTTTATGTTTAGAATCAAATTCGACTTCTAGGTTCTTGGGGCTTGATATATCTACATCATGCACGGGAATCTGTATACTGAATCAAGATAAAGAGTTAGTCGTGCTTGACAACATCAGACTAGATAAATGCGCAGATTTCTTTCAGAAATGTGTTGAAGTTAAAAAACATCTTGAAGATTTGAAAAAGGATCATCTGATACAGTATATCTTTATAGAACAAGATCTTCAAGCATTCAGGCCAGGTCTTTCATCAGCAGCAACAATCAATACACTTGCTAGGTTTAATGGGGCAATTACTTTTATTGTGTATCAGACTTTCAATGTAAGACCTGACTTGATTAATGTCACTAAGGCACGTTCAGCAATAGGCTTAAAAATAGATCATAAAGATAAAACACGTTCAACTAAGCAGAAGGTCTTTGATTGGGTAAGACCCCAGATTGAGTTTGATTGGCCATTGAAAAAGACAGGTGATTATAAAGCGTCCTGTTTTGACATGTCAGACGCTTATGTGATATGTCGCGCTGGAATTGAATTACTTCAACAGGGTAAATTGAATGAAGACGAAGTATGATTAAAAGTGATTGCAACTTATACAGAGCGTCTTCAGTTCATCCAGGCAAACTTTGGTAAAGGCCTTATTTCAAGAGATGGTAACGATGTCACTGTGTCTTGTCCATTTTGCAAAGATTCTTCTAAAAAGAAACTTGCAATAAGTCTAGAAACTTGGAAATATCATTGCTGGGTTTGTAGTGCAAGAGGTAATACGCTAGTCTCAGCACTCAAAAAGTTCAAATCTAGAGACATTGTTGATTACTATCGCGTACACTTTTTAAACTCTTCTCTTCTAAGTGCAGACATAGAAGACGTTGAAGATAAAATTGAGTTACCCGAAGGTTATACACCTCTTGCCACCGTTGGCAAAACTAATCATCCAGATGTTAGAGCAGCTACTCGTTACCTTGAACGTCGCGGTATAACAGAACGAGAAATCTGGAAATTTAGAATAGGAATAACGACAGATGGTAAATTTACAAGACGTGTAATATTCCCTTCACTTGACTATTCAGGTGACTTGAACTACTTTTTAGGTAGAAGTATTGATCCAAAATCCAAATTCAGGTATATGAATGCCTCGACAGATAAGTCAAGTATCATATTCAATGATGTCGAGATTGACTGGGATAAGCCGCTCTATCTCGTCGAAGGGATTTTTGATCATATTGCGCTTGCAGAGAATGGTACATGTCTGCTTGGATCGACATTAACAACAAACTCTCTACTTTTTAGGAAGATTGTTGCTAACGAGACAGATGTTGTACTTTGCCTTGACAGCGACATGACTCAAAAAATTGGTAAAATCTCTGATTTATTGACATCGTATGGCTGCAATGTTAAAATCATGGATACATCATCAGCTAAAGATATAGCTGAGATGACACCTGAGCAACTCGACTATGCAAAAGCATCTATCGAAGACTGGAATATGAGGTCTTCTTTTAGATATAAAATCTCAAATATCAAAAGTGGCTCACTTTTGTGATATTTAGGATTATGGAAAAAGACCTTAGAAAATACGTTAAAGAAATTGCTCAAATCCTCAATGATGAGGCCTTGTTTCACCAGCGCGAAGTTCCTGGCGATCAAGATGACTACGAGGACAGGAGCGTCATCGACCCAGGTCAGTCAAGGCACATGCTTTACGTGTGCATCAATGAGATGATAGATGCATACGATAAGCTTGATGAGCGTTCATGTACAGGACAGATGAGTGAAGCGATTAAACAAATTAAGAAGGCGGTCGAGAATTTAAAGATGAAAATGTAGTCAAGTATGCATAAAATTATACTATGAAGATTGCACACTTCGCTGATGTTCATTTTAGAGGCCTTGCTCGTCACACAGAATATAGAAGCTCTTTCTCTGACGCATTTGAGAAGCTTCGCAAGCTGAAGCCTGATGTCATCTACATCGGTGGAGACATAGTTCATTCAAAGACACAAGGCATCACACCTGAGCTGATTGAGATTCTCACGTGGTGGTTTAACGGTCTAGCTGACATCGCACCTGTCGATGTGATTCTAGGCAATCACGACGGCCTCCTCCTCAACAAGGACAGACAAGACGCGATCACGCCTGTCATTTCAGCATTGAACAATCCTAGAATTCGTCTTTTTAAGAATTCAGGAGTTTATGATGCGCCCATTGAGGGTTTTAAGTGGTGCGTCTTTTCACCTTTTGATGAAGAGGGTTGGAAAGATGTGAAGCCTGCAAGTGATGCCATCAATATTGCATTTTATCATGGTGCAGTTAGAGGATCAAAATCAGATAGTGATTATGACATCCAAGGTGAAGTGACTCTTGAGATGTTTGAAAGGTTTGACTTTTCTCTCCTCGGTGACATTCATCGTCGACAATTCATAAATGACGCGGAGACAGTCGCCTATTGTGGCTCGACAATCCAGCAGAATTATGGCGAAGATGTCGACAAGGGCTTCTTGTTTTGGGACATCAAGAGCAAGAACAAGTTTACGACAAAATTCGTGCCTGTCAAGAATGACTATCCTTTCCTAAACATTGACTGGGCCGGAGACGTCGCATCAACTATTACTAGACTCTCAAGATGTCCTGAGACAGCGAGAATTCGATTTAATCTACCTGCAGAAGCTTCTGACGTCGACGCAAGAAGCCTGCATGACATGGCACTTAAACTTAAGAACTTCTCTGAAGTTGTCTTCAAGATTGACGCTAAGACCGAAAAGAAAGACGAGGTCATCATCACAGGCCTCAAGAGTTCTAATCTACGTGATAGAGATTCCATTAAAGGCGTCATTGAGGCTTATCTCAAAGAGAAGCAGGTTGATGATAAAAAGATCGCTCGCTCTCTCAAGGAGTTTGACAAGTACTTTGATGCCGTGACATTTGATGACGAGGTCGCCAGAAATGTCCTGTGGAGCCTAAAGAATATCGAGTTTGATAATGTCTTTGCTTACGGCAAGGACAATGTTATCAATTTTGAAAATCTGCAGGGCATCACAGGTATCTTTGGAAAGAATCGTGCTGGAAAATCTTCGATCATTGGCACGATTGTCTACAACCTGTTCAACACGTCTGATCGAGGTGCAATGAAAAATTTGCACATCATAAACGCAGATGAAGAGTCGTGCAAGAGCCGTATAAACCTCGCTGTTGCCGGTGAAGATTATGAGATCACCAGAGAGTCCTTGAAGAACTACCCTAAGAAGGGTGAAGTTTGGGCCAACACTGTCTTGTCGCTCAAGAAGAAGAGTACAGGAGATGTGATACAGGATCTAAATGATGAGCAGCGTCGTGAGACCGAGAAGATCGTTAGAAAATTGATCGGAACGTCAGATGACTTCTTCTACACATGCCTTGCGCCACAGGGCCAGATGAACATGTTCATCAACGAGAAGTCCACCAGTAGAAAGCAAATTCTTAGTCGGTTCCTAGACCTTGACATATTTGACAAGTACCTCGAGTGTGTCAAACAAGATCTCAGCCCGCTAAAAGCATCAATAAAGATGACATCAAGTCTTGACGCGTTGAAACAGACACAAGCGCTGCTTATATCTGAGAAGACGCAACTTGAAGAAAAGTCTGATGAGGTGAAGAGTGAGATCGAATCCAAGCGAATTAAGCTTGCCAAGATGTCTTCATCTGATTCTGATAATATCGTCTCCGACACTGACATTGACAATCTAGAATCAAAGATTGAAAAGATTCGTAAGGAGATTGAAGGCCTCGAAGAGACGATTAGAAGTCATCAAGAGTCTATCAAGACATATGATGAAAAGATCGAGAAGATCAAAGATGTGAGAGACGCATTTAGCATTGACCAGCTCCAAAAAGAGCACGACGCGATCACAGACCAAGAGATGAAATATGCTATCAACGTCAAAGAGCTAGAAGCAAAAGACAAGGAGCTCGATAAGATAAGAAGAGACATCGAAGTCTTAAATTCAGTTCCTTGCGGAGATAAGTTTCCAACTTGCGTCTTCATTAAAGACGCGCATAATAGCAAGAAAATTCTTGAGATTGAAGAGAACACAAGAGCGCTTGTGCAGAGAACGCTTGACGTCCTTAAGGAAAAACTTTCTGAGACAAGCAGAGAAGACATCAAGGCAAAAATTGACAAGATTAATAAGCTTGTAACTCTTGAAAAGGACCTGGAAAACAAGAAGATCTATGCTTCTTCACAGATCACTATTCTTAGTGAGCGTCTAGTCAACAAGCAGGCTATCAAACAGCAGCTAGACACGCAGCGTCTAGAACTTAAGAAAAAGTTAAAAGATCAAAATGAGAAAGGCCTGAGTGAGACACACCAGCAGTGCCTTGACCTAAGAGAGAGCATAAGTCGACTTGAGAACAATGCATTCTCAATTGCTTCATCACTAGGCAGAGTAACAGAAAAGATTTCTAATAATGAGCAGCAGATGTCAACGCTTAAGGACAATATCGAGCGCTTTGAAATTTTGACCTTGCTTGAGAATTCTTTCTCCAAAAAAGGAATACCCCAGAATATTATTGCTAAAAATCTACCTCTTCTGAATAGTGAGATCGCCAAGATTCTAAGTGGAATCGCAGGATTTACCGTTGAGATTGAGTGCGATGATTCAAATTCAATTGAAATTTACATAAACTATGGTGATAGAAAGAGAATAATTGAGCTAGGTTCAGGTATGGAAAAGATGATCTCTTCAATTGCAATTAGAGTTGCGCTCACCAGCATTTCATCTCTACCTAAGTCTGACATGCTCATTATTGATGAAGGTTTCGGAGTGCTCGATGAAAGTAATCTTGAGTCTTGCGCGCGGCTCCTTCAAAACCTTAAGAGCTACTTCAGGAAGATAGTGATCATTTCTCACGTCGATGCAATTAAAGACATCGTCGACAATGTCCTGTGTATAGACATGGTCGGGGGTAAGGCGAGAGTCAAACATGTCTGACATGCCTATGTTTTGTGAAGTCTGCAATTTTTCATTTGACTTCAGGTCTGACATTATGTACTTTACTAGATTTAAATGTTGCAGAAGTTGTGCAATGATGTGGGCAGAATCATCGCAGGAAAAATGGTTGCAAGGCTGGCGGCCCAGTCGTGCCGAGATTGATAAATATAGAAATGATAGGCTAACGCTAGCATTGCACGCCAAAAGGATGAAATATGACATTTGAAAAGATTAACGTACTAGGTCGGATATTAGACACTACATTTGGTAAGTCATCTACGACCAAGAGCTCAACTTTTTCTATCAAGACAAAGATGGCAGGTGACACAATCACAGTCATGTACACTACAATCGTGAATCTGGTAACTGACAGAGTCATGAGAGACCAAGTAAAAGAAGAGGAACGTGTCTCTGAGAAATTGATTGGTGACTTTGTCAGTGAAGTCAAAAAAGAATTCAAGCAAGTGTCAGGTGCAACCTTAAAATTAAAGAAAGGTGACTCCACAGACGAGATTGAACTTATATCAATGTCAGCATACTCGCCAAAGAGAACTGCTTATTACAGGCGAAGGGCAGTTTATACTGTTGAATAATGAATAAACATGGAAACGACTAATAAGTCACGGCAGGTAAGTGAAATTGTTAGGTGCGGTAGAGATCCTGCGTATTTTTTTAACAACTACGTAAAGATCCAACACCCGACAAAGGGAACAATACCTTTCAAGACTTTTCCCTTCCAGGACCAGTGTATCAAAGAGTTCATAGACAATAGATTCACAATTGTTGTTAAAGGACGCCAGCTCGGACTTTCAACTCTTGTCGCTGCTTACGCTGTTTGGCTCGCACTTTTCCAGAAAGATAAGAACATTCTGATCATTGCAACAAAGTTGCAGGTCGCTCAAAACTTCATCAAAAAGTCAAAGACCATCATCAACAATTTGCCTGCATGGCTTGTGCTCCCGACAGTCACAGCAAATAACAAGCAATTGGTCGAATTCAGCCATGGTTCAACAATCAAAGCCATACCGACTTCTGAGGATGCGGGTCGTTCTGAGGCACTGTCTCTTCTCATTGTTGATGAGGCGGCATTTGTTAGAGACTTTGATACTCTTTGGACTGGTCTTTATCCTACGCTGACGACCGGCGGCCGGGCCATTCTATTGTCAACTCCCAACGGTGTAGGCGGGCAATATTACAAACTGTACAAAGATGCTGAGGCTGGTATTAATGAGTTCAAGCCTGTCAAGCTTAATTGGGACGTTCACCCCGAGCGAGATCAAGCCTGGTTCGACAAGGAGACCAGAAATCTTACAATTCGTCAAATCGCGCAGGAGTATCTGTGCGATTTTGCCTCGTCAGGTGAGACATTTTTAGGTGATGACGATTTAAAGTGGCTGCATACCCAAATTCAGGCTCCTGTCATCCGCGAGGGATTTGATCGAAATGTCTGGGTTTGGAAGCAGCCTCTCGCAGAACACAAATATGTGATATCTGCAGACGTAGCTCGAGGTGACGGAAAGGACTACTCTGCATTTCACGTGTTTGATCTCATGACAGGTGAAATTGTCGTCGAGTACAAGGGGAAAATTGCACCTGATAGGTTCGGTGACTTACTCAATGATTACGGGCTAAAATACAACAAAGCCTTAATGTGTCCTGAAAACAATAGTTTTGGTTATGCAACGATTATTAGGCTGCGTGACCTAAATTATCCTAAGATGTACTATCAAAAGAGCCAAGCTGTGTACATTGGTGATTATGTCTCGCCAGGAGACACAACAACTGCAGGATTCAGTACGTCAGGAAAGACTCGCTCTTTGATCCTGACTAAGCTTGAAGAGCTTATAAGAAACAAACAGATTATATCTTACTCATCTAGGTTTTATGATGAGCTTAAGACTTTCGTGTGGAATGACAACAGAGTTCAAGCAATGAAAGGTGAGAATGATGACCTTGTCATGAGCATGGCGATCGGAGTTTGGTTATATGACGCTTCTGCTGAACATGGTAAGGACACAACGATCCTGAACCAGGCAATGTTATTAGGGATGGCAATTAAGTCAAATACTTTCAATGGTGCAGCAAACGACATCATGTCAGGTGAGAGTCGTCGCAGAGTTGAAAGTCGACGAGATCTCATCAACACGCGTAACATAAATAGATATAACATTCCACCTGAACTCATGTGGATCTACAAGTAGGAAAAATGGCAAAGAAAGACGACAATCTTTTTTCTAGACTTACGACGCTCTTTAGAAGCGGACCGATAGTCAAGCGTAGAGTCAAGGACTTCGTCCCTAGCGCAAAGAATACGTCTGCATTTGAACTCTTTAGAAAGACGCAGAGCCACGTCTATAGCTCGGCAATGTCAGCATACGGATCATACGATCGAATGGCAAGGTATTCTGACTTCCAGGAGATGGAATACACTCCTGAGATCGCCTCGGCTCTTGACATCTATGCAGAAGAATCTGTTGCTCCCGATGAGATGGGTAATGTGTTGCACATCTACTCAGAAAACTCTGCTATAAACAGGATCTTGAATGAACTTTTCTATGACACATTGAACGTTAACTTCAATCTGACCGCTTGGGTCAGAAACATGTGCAAGTACGGAGACTTCTTCCTCTTCAATGACGTCTCACCTGAACAGGGTGTCATTAACGTCTACCCCATCGCGGTAAATGAGATCGAGCGCGAGGAGGGATTTGACAAGGATGATCCACTTGCCGTTAGATTTAGATGGATGACTCAAGGCAACCAGATTCTAGAGAACTGGCAGGTAAGCCACTTTAGAATCTTAGGAAATGACGCATTTCTACCTTATGGAACGTCAGTCCTCGAAGCTGCCAGAAGAATCTGGCGTCAGCTGATCCTCATTGAGGACGCGATGTTGGTGTATAGAATTGTCCGCGCACCAGATCGTCGCGTCTTTTATATTGACGTAGGTAATATTCCTCCAGAAGAAATCCCAAATTACATGGAGCAGGCGCAGGCACAGCTCAAGAAGAACCAGGTCGTCGACAGGAACACGGGCAGAGTCGACCTTCGTTACAATCCTCTGTCAGTTGATGAGGATTACTTTCTTCCAGTCCGCGGCGCCGCAACTGGTACAAAGATTGACACTCTTGCCGGCGGATCTAATGCCGCAGCAGTTGAAGATGTGCAATATATCCAGAAAAAGTTATTCGCTGCTTTAAAGATTCCAAAGGCTTATTTGGGTTATGATGAAGGCCTCGGTGCAAAGGCGACCTTGTCTCAAGAAGACATAAGGTTCTCAAGGTCAATCAATAGAATCCAGAGAACAATCCTGTCTGAGCTCAATAAAATTGCCATCATTCATCTACACGCACACGGTTTTGATAGCACAGATTTGCTTGATTTTGAACTCAAGCTTACAAATCCGTCTACAATTGCACAACAACAAAAACTCGAGCTCTATAACACAAAGTTCACAATCGCACAATCCGCTTCAGGTGTCGAGAATCTTGTCGACAAGAAGTGGATTAGAAAGAACATCTTTATGATGTCTGATGAAGAGATTAGAGGAATTGAGAAGGGTCTTGTGAAGGACAAGGAGTTGTCGCTCAAGATCGAGGCAGTTGCGCTACCCGAAACTAAGACTCCTGAAGGCGGTGAGTCTGAGGAAGAGCGCGGAAGAGACTTAGGTTTGCCAGGCACAGGAGAAGATACATCAACTACAGATCTTGGAGGAAGCCCAGGCGGTTTACCTCCAGGATTAGCCGAACTTGACTTTGACGATGATATAGACACAAACGTAATTTCTTTGCAAGGTAAACCAATTAAAGCAAGGTCTCAGTTATCGCTTAAAAAGAGCCTCCTGAGTGAGACAGCACCAGGACCAAACTATGTTGAAAGAGAGAAGAAGAACAAATCTAGAAGAGTTAGTCCACTTAACCAGCAAACAGATCACTCTCGGCTTGTTTCTCACGATAAAAAGAAACAGTCTGATTCAATAACACATCCGTTTGGTGCAAAAAGCGATCTAATAAATCCGTTTAAAAACCCAATGTCAGAATCAGACGATGATGATTTTGATTATGTTGGCGAATATTTAGATGAGAAAGGAACGCTCGGTGATACAAGAAAATCAGAAATTTCCTCAATCATTAGCAACCTTAGAAAGAGAAAACTAAAAATCTCTGAGTTAGAGAATACATCAGGGGATCAAGATGAGTCATAACAAGAAAAGAAATGTCGGCGTAATCTATGAACTTTTAGTACGTGCTGTTTCTGCGTACTTAATTGAAAATGATAGAGAAAGAGCACAACAAGCACTAGATATTATTTCAAACTATTACAGCAGGAAAACAGAGCTTTACAAAGAATTTAGACTATTGAATGCTTTGGCTAAATCTTCTGTTAAAGATACATCTGTAGCAGCAGCGATACTCTCTGAGTCAAAGAATGCATCTAGGCGATTTGATGCAATTAAGCTTGATAAAGAAAAATCAAATCTAATTCGTGAGATTAATCACATTCTTGTTGATGAAGACTTTTATCATAGGCGAGTGCCTGACTATAAGGCATATGCCACAATTCAGACATTGTTAAATTATTGGCGTGAAGGTGATAGGTCCAATCTTTCAGAAGTCGTCCTCATGGAAACAAAAATGATTGAGTGGCTCACATCAGAAAGAGAAGAAGTCAAGGTTGAAGAAGGCGTTGATAAAAACGTTGACACTCTCGTCGTGAAATTGATGAGTGAGAAATTCAATACAAAATACGACAGTAAGCTTTCACCAGATCAGAAAGACCTGATTAAGGAATACGTCTTTTCAATTCAACATGACGACGGTGTCAGAATAGCAAGTACTGCAATTAAAATCCAAAATGATGTCCTGGCTGAGATTGAAAAGCTTAAAAAGATAGAGAAAAACAGCATCATTCTTGAAAAAATTGAAGTTGTTAAGAAAAAAGTTAAAGAACTCCAGCTCACACAAATAGATGATAGTAAGCTTGCAAAATTAATGTCTTTGACACAACTCATTAATGAGATGAGAGGAGCTTGAAATGGACATGACACTTCTTAGAGAGTGGACACCTCTAAAATATTCATCTGACGTCATTAAA